GGACAAACTACTACCAGTCAAGACTGTGCGCACACATGATGGACATGCGATCAAGATCGTGGGCAACGAACGCGATGGTTTCCAGGTGCGTATACGTGAACAGCCCGTGCAAGCACAGTTCCACAGTCTGGCCGAAGCCGAGCTGGCCTGTGAAATGTACTGCAATCGTCGCAAACGCAGCGAACGCGAGCGTTTGTCACAAGACTACGTGGATGAGAACGAATGAGACTGCGAGAATTTGCCATACCCGCCCCGGCTGCACGAGTGGCCAGCCGGGTGTTGCCTGGAGTAGGCACAGCTCTCAGCGCCAAGGAAGCTGCGGAACGCTGGCAGCGTGGTGATCGTACCGGCGCTGTGATCTCGACCCTGGCAGCTCTGGGATGGTTAGTGCCTGGGCCTGCGGGTTGGGTGCTTGGGGGCGGTCTTGAAGCAGCCAATCTTGCTCGCGATCTCGACGAGACCGAGGCCGTGGCCACACAGGCCCGCACACGCAATCTCATGTCCCGACTGCGTACTCTGTATCCCCAAGCACGCAACGACACCGAAGCCTTGATGCTGCATCTAGAATACGAACAGCGCAACGATCAGCGCGAGATCAATCGTTTGGACCAAGAAAACGATCAAGAAGAAGCCGACATAGATCAGCTCGAGCGCGAAATCACACGCCTCAAACACCGGCGCGCAGCCGCAGAAGCCCTCAATCCCGCACTCAGCTTTGAGTCTGCACTTAACAAGGAGACACCTCAATGATTATCATACAGGCCCCCAACGGCAATCTCGGATCACATCTAATTAGAGTTATTCATCTGTGTTGGCCTGAGCATTTCCAGTACAATCCTCACAACAATTGGAAGAATGACTTGTACCGCGCTGATCTTATCTTGCACGATCCCCATGTGATTTCAGAGTCTGAAACTACGGCCTTTGCCAATCTCTTGGCGGTACCTTCATTAGTCCAGTGTTCAAATACCGCAGTCATTCCGACCCAGCTGCTGAATCAAGTGACCTCTAACAAAATCTTTTACCTCACACGATCAGATCAGATTTCAGAAATTAAAACAGTTTTCCTACAGTGGTTGAGCAATAGCACCAACCAATTCAATTACAGTACCTCTAATCAAGATACAGTCGATTTTTACCAAAATCTTTGGCAACAACTCACAGTGCAGCTCCTTGCAACATCGCCTATTGATGGTGTAGCTGGGTCAGTTAAACCAGAAGCACAAACCATAGAGTTTGCTGATCTCGGAACTTACTCGGCCCTGACCGCTCTTTTGGATGCAGTACATCAAGAGTTTGACCTTGGTGCCCTTGACATGAATGATGCCGAACGGGCTCAAACTATAACCGAAATGTATAATGCGTCTATACACCCGGTAGATTACTTCCAACAGCAGTTCTTGGATTTCAAATCACTATGCGAAAAAATTATAGAACTAGGTGATATGTACGGGGATTACCGTGAACTCTTGGATGAAGACCAACAATCTAAATTCAAAGGCGTCATGGATTTTTTCCAAAGATATCAGGGAGTATGGGACTATCAACCCGGTGTGGTGGAAAAGCTACCATTAGATGTAGATCAGTATCTAAGCTAGAATAACCGACCTTAGGACCGCTAGGGTACGGCGGGCGGCTGCTGCCAGCGTACATGGACGCTACCCCGTGTACCAAAGTGAGCATAAATATCGTTATCATGCGCATACAAGATATCTTCCAAACCGTAGATCTCACCGAGGCCAAGCAGACCTGGCAAAAGCACAAGAATCCCCGGGCTGGCGGCATGAGCAAAAAGGCTGTGCGCAGTTACCGTCGCAGCAATCCCGGCAGCAAGATACAGACCGCCGTGACAACCAAACCCAGCAAGCTGAAAAAAGGCAGCAAGGCCTCCAAGCGTCGCCTCAGCTTCTGTCGGCGCATGCGCGGCATGAAGAAAAAACGCACGTCAGCCAAGACAGCACGTGACCCCAACAGCGCCATCAACAAAAGCCTGCGTCGCTGGAACTGCGAGAGCGTGCAGGAAATGCAGGAGTTGATCATGATCGCCGGACAGCGCATACAGACCCTGCGCGAAAGCAATGACGCACTAGAATATGAACGTAGGCAACAACGTGCTATGGATCGCGAGCGTGAACAGTTCAAGCGCGACGAACTGGAGTTTGAACTGGGTGGTGAAGAAGAGCGCATGCGGGCCTACAATGAAGGCACGTTTTATCTGCGCATCAATGGCCGGATCTGGCAACGCGACAACCGACCCGTGATGTTCCAGGGCCGTGAGCGTGCAGTGCGGGCCGGACAGACCATCAAGAATCGTTCACCTGAAAAGTCCGTGGTAGTGACACGACGTGCCGAGGATGATGTCGTGACCGAAAAGAAAGACGCCTGTTACAACAAAGTGCGCAGCCGTTACAAAGTGTGGCCCAGTGCCTACGCATCTGGTGCCCTGGTACAGTGTCGCAAGAAAGGCGCTGCAAACTGGGGCACAGGCGGCAAAAAGTAGCCATGCGCTGGCGCGAGGTCCTGGAGTCATGCTGGCAAGGTTATCGCCAACAGGGCATGAAGAAAAAAGGCGATCGCATGGTGCCCAACTGTGTGCGTGTGAGCGAAGCCGAGCTGGAAGAAGATCTCCGCAAGTGGTTCCGGCAGAAATGGGTGCGTTTCGGACCAGACGGCAAGATACGTGGTAGTTGTGCTCGCGGCAGCAAGTCAGAGGGCAAACCCAAATGTTTGCCTGCAGCCAAGGCTCATGCCCTGGGCAAAAAAGGTCGTGCTTCGGCTGCAGCCAGGAAACGCAAACAGGATCCCAATCCTGATCGATCAGGCGCAGCAATAAATGTAGCAACCAAATCCAAGAGGAAGTCATGAGAGACCTAATCAACATGATCGAAGCAATGGAACGTGGGTGTCCACCGGCCACCCAAGACATAGACCTCAATCTAAAGAATCGCAAAAAAGCCATCGACGAATACATGTATGGTCCCTTGGATCCTAACGAACCCAATGAAGAATATTGGGAGCGAGTAGCAGCAGAATGGAACATGAGCGACCCTGATGATGCTAAATCCGCACGTTGCGGCAACTGCGCCGCGTTTGACATCACAGACAAGATGCAAGACTGTATCGCACGAGGCATAGGCAGCGAGATGGGCAGCGATCCCATGAGTACCATTGATGCTGGCACCTTGGGCTATTGCAAATTCCTCAAATTCAAATGCGCTGCCAAGCGCACCTGCACGGCCTGGGTAGAAGGTGGACCCATCAAAGAATATGCCGGCGCTGTGCCCACGCTGTAAATAACTGATGCTGAGCCGTAACGAATGGGATCCACTGCAACACGTGGTGGTGGGGCGTGCCGATCACGCGCAGATTCCACCCCTGGACATCAGTCATAGATCTGTGAACTATGCCGGCGGAGCCGATGCCTCTGCTGTAACAGTGGGCCCTTATCCTGTAGAAGTCATCGCCCAGGCCAATCAAGACCTCGAAGGACTAGTCACCATGCTCGAGAACATGGGCGTGCGCGTGAGCCGTCCAGAGGTAACCGATCGGCCGGCTTATTATAACTATTGCCCGCGTGATTCGGTGCTGGTGCATGGTGATACTATCCTGGCCACTCCCATGCCCATACGCTGCCGGCGCGGAGAACATCGCGCCATGTCACATATCTGGCCTACGCTGCCCCGGCACCGCTTTATCGAATCGAATCATGTGCATCCAGACGAACTATACAACCTAGACGATCCTGGTAAGCTAGCCATCAATGACTCATTACCGGCGTTTGATGCTGCTAATGTATTGAGAGCCAACCGCGATGTGTTTTATCTTGTCAGCAACACCGGGAACAGAGCCGGCGCTGACTATTTACAGGAGCTGTTGCCAGACTGCCGGGTGTGGTGCATACAGGATATCTATAGTTTCAGCCACATCGATTCCACCATCGCCTTGCTGCGAGAGGGACTCATGTTGCTCAATCCTGAACGCATCCGCAGCAAAGATCAATTGCCCGCACCACTGCAGAGTTGGGATGTGATCTGGGCGCCCGAACCCACCGACATCGGACATTGGCCCGGATACCAAATGGCCAGCCGCTGGATCAGCATGAACCTTTTCAGCGTGAGACCGGATCTAGTGGTGCTAGAAAGCCATCAAGACAATCTCAGACGTGAACTAGACAGATGGAACATCGATGCGATAATGTTACCTGGACGACACCATCGCACACTTTCAGGCGGGTGGCATTGCGTGACTCTAGATCTCGAACGCGATCATCGGTAATTCGGACAGGTCGCCCTTGACATCGCAAAGTATTCGCGTTACACTTTGTAACAAGGAGGAATCATGGACACAAAGACATTTTCGGCTGAACAAAAGGCCAAACTCACTCAGATTATCAACGAAGGCATGCAGGTCATGCACGAAGTTGAGACTTTGAATGGTGGCCTCAATGATACCATCAAGGCCATAGCAGAAGAGCTGGAAATCAAACCCAACATCTTGAAAAAAGCCATCCGATTGGCTCACAAGGCTGAATTCGGACGGGAGCAGCAAGATCATGAGTTGCTGGAAACCATATTGACCACGGTAGGAAAAACTCTCTAGATGAGAGCGTTACGCTTCCAAAATCTGGTTTATGTACCACTGCCCAAGCATGCATCGACTTCGTATCGGTGGTTTTTTGGACAGCATCTAGGTTGGAAGGACATACCCATACAAGAAATTGATTGGGTCAATGACACGGTGTTTGCTCATCTCCTTGATCCCATAACTCGCCATATCAACGGTATAGCGCAGATATTAAGTGAACGCTATCTCGCACATCTCATGGGGTCGCCAGATTTTATAGAGTTATTGCGCACATCAATTTTTCCAGATCAACATACATACCCTATCACTCGAATGCTTGACATTTCGCAGTGTTACAAGATGGAATGGTTGTTGTTGGATCATTCCAAAGTTCCAGGTGAAGAGTTGACCTGTGCGTTCCTCAAGGAACATGATATCCATGTTGAACCTGGTGATATTCCCAAGATGAACTGCAGTGACGAATACAAAAGCAAATTGCGCCAGTCTCTTCTTGTAGATATAGAACAGGCGTTGAACTCATTGATCTATGTGCTCCAAGAGGATCTCAATCTCTACAACACGGTCAAAAGCCACACCAGATTTTCAGAGTTGAACCATCTACCTTGGAACGAGATCAGCTACAAAAAAAATTTTGTAGAACATCACGGATTTGAAAACCTTTTGTCCACAAGGTTCAATCGTCAGCCAATAAATATCAATAGAGTCGTTCACTTACGAGCATGAATCAAGGCTTTCCAGCCATAAATGGAGATATATGAGTTACGTTGATGCACTGTTTGACCGCGAACACGACCGCATACACATCGTAGAGCGACGTGGCAGCGAAAGGCGATACCAAGAGTATCCTGCCAATTATGTGTTCTACTACGATGATCCTCGCGGCAAGTTTCTCAGCATCTACGGAACGCCGGTGTCGCGGTTTTCCACACGCAGCAACAAAGAATTCCGCAAAGAACTGAGGTTACAGAGTGGCAAGCGTTTCTACGAAAGTGACATCAACCCGGTTTTCCGATGTTTGGAAGAAAACTACAAGGGTCAAGATGCGCCGCGTCTCAATGCTGCCTTTTTTGACATCGAAGTTGACTTTGATCCTGTGCGTGGATTCAGTCGTCCCGAAGATCCTTTCAACCCCATCACCGCTATCACAGTGTATCTATCGTGGTTGGATCAACTGGTCACCTTGGCAGTACCGCCGCGTGGTCTCAGCACGGAATCCGCGCAGGACCTTATCACAGACTTTGACAACTGTTTGCTGTTTGCCAGCGAAAGCGAGATGTTGGCTGTGTTTTTGGATCTCATCGATGACGCCGATGTGCTAAGTGGCTGGAACAGTGAAGGCTATGACATACCTTACACGGTGAATCGTGTCACACGCACCTTGTCCAAGGACGATACACGCAAGTTCTGTCTGTGGGGGCAGTTTCCTAAACCTAGAACTTTTGAGAGATTTGGTGCCGAATCGCAGACCTATGATCTCGTGGGTCGAGTACACATGGACTACATGCAGCTCTATCGCAAATACACCTACGAAGAACGCCACAGCTATAGTCTAGATGCTATCTTGGAGTACGAAGAGCTGGAGGGCAAAACCAAATACGAAGGCACTTTAGACCAGCTCTACAATCAAGACTTCCGCAAGTTCATAGAATACAACCGGCAAGATGTGCGCGGCCTTGCCGAGCTTGATCGCAAACTACGATTCTTGGATCTTGCCAACACTCTGGCACATGAAAACACTGTGCTCTTGCAGACCACCATGGGTGCTGTGGCTGTGACCGAGCAAGCCATTATCAACGAAGCACACGAGCGCGGCATGGTGGTACCAAATCGCCAAGAGCGGCTTACTGACGATGACACACAGGCCGCGGGAGCCTATGTGGCCTATCCCAAGAAAGGCATGCACGACTGGATCGGTAGTATCGACATCAACAGTCTATATCCCAGCGCCATCCGTGCGCTCAACATGGGACCTGAAACCATCGTGGGTCAGCTACGTCCTATCATGACCGATCGCTACATCGCCGACAAGCGTTCTCGCGGCGACAGTTTTGCCGCTGCCTGGGAAGGCCTGTTCGGTACCTTGGAGTACACTGCCGTGATGGAGCAGCAGCGCGGCACAGAAGTCACCATAGACTGGCAGGACGGCGAGGAAACTGTACACTCAGCTGCTGAAATCTGGCGCATGATCTTTGACTCTAACCAGCCTTGGATGTTGTCGGCTAACGGGACTATCTTTACCTATGAAAAAGAAGGCATCATCCCGGGCTTGCTGAAACGCTGGTATGCCGAACGCAAAGACATGCAGAGAAAACTGAAAGAATGCACTACTCGCGAGGATGAAGAGTACTGGGACAAACGCCAGCTGGTGAAAAAGATCAAT